GCAGTTAAAACCCACCCGATAAGACGCGCAGTTGCCACATCAGCCACCCAAATAGTAAAGATATAAATGCCACGGCAGTTACCCCACTTGTTATTTCAATAAACCGAATCTCGTCTTGCTCTTGCTTCCAACGCTGTTGTCGTAACTTTCTCACTTCTTGACTTCTTGCCCATTCTTGCTCTTGCTGAATTTTTGCATACATCTTTAAAAATCTGGTGTATATCGCCTTGAGTTCTGCTGGCGCATATACAGTCATTTGCTCTCGAATCTCAGCATCAAGGTTCTCCATCTGAAGTTCCACCAATGCTCGTTCAATCGCTTTTTTAGAGGTGTTCTGCGTTGGGTCGTAGTGTTCCTTTGACTCTGCTTCCAAAGAGGCGTAGTAGTTGTTTAACTGTGCTTGTATGTCAAAGAAGTTCCCAAGTTGAACTCCGACATTTTTGATTGTTTGCAGTTCAAGAGTTTCGTAGGACTCATCTTTTTTGGTTTTCTTTTGCGCCACAGGCTTGGTTTCGGCAGGCTTTGGTTTGTCAGCAAATAGTCCAATAAACCAATCCCACAGCCCTTTAAGAGCCTTAACATCTTCCAAAACCCCTTCGGCAGTTGCTTTAGCGTTTTCCAGTTGCATCCGACCTTCGTGCAACATTGAGCAACCCTGCTTAATAGCAGAGACTGCGCCTTGGGCAAGCATAAGAAGGCTAAAAGGGTCAATGTCACACCCCGAATAGTTTGTGGATGATGGTTGCCGCCACGCCAGGGCCTAACAACACGCAAGCAATAACCGCATACAAAAGATATTCAATCTTGGTCATACGCTTCTCGCCAGCCGCCAATGATTCTTCGATATTCTTGTATCGCTCTGCACAGATGGCTTCATGTACCGCGATGCGTGTTGCTACATCTTCCATCTTAGGCTTTCTGGATAAACGCTAAAGCGTAATAAGGATTCAAGATGCTGAATGATGTACCAGAGCCAGTAGAAGCGTTGGTAGTAGCAACAGTAATATTTGTTGTTTTAGTGTCTGTTTGTGCATAACCCCAATCGGTGTTGGTATTGGCATTACCTGTCAAGCCGTTGTTACCAAGGCCATAAGTTTTATACTGATGGCTATGGCCAGGGTCTGTCACAGTTGAAGTCGCTGTGTGCGTGTGCGCTGGCATATTGTTGGTTGTCAGCGTTACAGATGAAACACCGCCCACTCCGTTTACAGCATAAGAAGAACCAGCACCAATGATAAATCTGTCTGTCAGATTAGGTGTGCCGTTAGACCCGTCACAGAGATACCAACCCGATGGTATAGAACCAATCGAGCCAGACCACATGGAGATTAAACCCGCAGGGATAGTAGCCCCAGAAGTAGCCTGCACGCCAATAATTCCATACAAATTGTCGTATGTCTGAATCACAGCGTTAGTCGAATCAGCAAGCACAAACTTATAGTTCACGCCATAGGTCAACCATATTTCTGCTGGCGGTCTGCCATCCGTTCCTAATTGAATAGGATTGGTGTTAGATGAAGTGCCACCATTGTCTGTATAGGTCGTTAAAGGCGTTGTAGAGCCTGCTTGATAGGTATACAAATAACCACCCGCAAGTGGTAAGCCAGTAGTGGTAAAGAACTGAAAGCCATTACCGATGGGGGAGAGATTGACTGCCATGTGTGTCCTTATGGTCTATTGGGTAGCATATTGCGTAATTCAACGCGATATGGTTCTTCTGGTGGCAAAGATTGCATGTAAGCGTTCATTGCGGCTGGCGCAAGTCTTTGTGCGGCAACATTCTTAGGCGCTTCCAACATATTTCTTATTTGTGTTTGACCAAGACCTTGTTCTAAGTATCTTGCAAATGCTGGATTGTTTATGGCTTTTTGAGCCAATTTAGGCCCAGCAATACCTAAAGCCGCCGCTTTACCCGCGCTTTCCAAATCGCCTTGATAAAGACCATAACCAGCCGCCGCACCAGCAGTCAACGCACCTTGAGCCGCCAATCTAGCAACAGTACCGCTATTGGGGGTTTTCTCAGGAAGAACAATTTTTCCAGCAGATGCCAATTTAGCAAGTTGGGGGTCATCTTGATAAAAACTATATCGTTTCCCTTTTGTGGTTAACGAGTTGTACATCTTAGAAGGGCTTATATCTCCGTGTTCACTTTTTAATGCAACATCTTCAATTTTTCTCATGTTGCCCCATTCTTTATTTGCGCCTTTTAATTGTTCAACTAAATCGGCTCTGCCTGCTTTATCAGCAGATACAGTAAGGGCTTCATTCAATGAGTCGCGTATTTCTCTTGTGTAATTACGCAAATCTGCTTTAGCAGGGTCAGTCCCCATTGTTATTTTGTCAAGAATCTTTTTAATATTTTTGTATTGAGGGCCAGAAATTTCGCCATTATTTTTTTGCGCGGCAGAAATAACATCATCAATGTTTGAAGTTAATGATTTAAGTTGACCTTCATCAGTCAATACTTTACTTGCTTCATTTTTAATGTCATTTAAGTTATAAAACAACGAATTAACATTTTTTGATTTGTCGCTTAGTGTTGGGTTAATACTTACATGTTGCAAAACATCTTCGTAAACTTTACCAATTCTTGATTGTGCATTACTAATAACTTCTGGCGTAATTGCATCAACATTTTCGCCCATTGTTTTTGCTATTGCTTTGTTATATGCTTGTTTTTGCACATTACTAAATTCTGATTGTGCGCCAACAGTAATTGGATTGTCAGACAAAGCGGCTTTAACTCTTGCAAGTAATTGTGAACCAGTTGCTTGAGCCGCATCTAATGGGATACCAGCCTCGCGCAAAGTATTAACTGCATTTTTGGCAATAGTTCCTACTTGTTCTTGTATTGGTTGTGCAATACGCCCTAAAGAATTAACAATGCCTAATCCAGCCATGCCTGCCGCACCACTAGCCAATGTATTAAAAATCTTACTTTCTTCGCTAGTAGTAGGTTGCAATGCACCTTGTACTGCACCGACAGTACCAGCCACACCATAAGTTGCGGGATTAAGTATTGCTTGCCCAATAGTTGCTGGTCTTGCTAAGTTAAGGGCAGTACCAGCACCTTTAAGCAAACCGCCACCAGCCGCCATTTGCCCAATGTTTCCAACAACATAACCTGCTTGACCTGGAAATGTTTCCATCAAAGGCAATGATGCTTTGCGTTCTTCTTCTACGGCACGATTTGTTTGAGCCGCAGATTCTTCAGCAGTAGGAAACCCCATAGTTTTGCCAAATTTAGAAACAGCAGGAAATTGTTTTTCCAAAAACTGAGCAGGCAAATCAAGTAATTGTTTAGCACCAAGACCAAGGTCAACAACAGACTTACCTAAACCTTTAGCAAACAATTCTGTATTGCTTGGTTCTTCTGATTTAGTTAACTTAATTTTTGAAGGTTCAATCGTTGATTTTTCTGAATCTAATGTAATCTTAGAAGGGTCAATTTCATCTTTGTTTGGCTTAATTTCTTCGCCATCAAATTGAATTTGTGACGGGTCAATTCGTAAACCTTTGTTTACTTTTGTAAGATAATTTCTTGTTTCTTCAAATGGCGCATCTTGATTTTGTGCAACAGCAAGGCCAGACTTTGTGCCTCCGTTGTAATGCGCTAATGCCGCTTGAACACTACCATATTGTTTTATCAAGTCAGACAAGTATCTTGCCGCACCATGTGCCGAACTTACTGGGTCTCCAACATCTACGCCATACGCTTTAGCAGTATCTGGCATAAATTGGAAATCTCCTCTAGCACCTTTTGGGCTAACGGCTGTTGAATCACCTCTGCTTTCAACAGTTCTAACAGAACTAAGCAAACCAGAAGGCAAACCGTATTTTTCTTCCAAAGATGTGTAAAGGTTATCCATTATTGGTAACTCCATGCGCCATTTTTAAATATAACTTTTTTGCCGTTATAAGTGCCAGTTTGGCCTTCTTTGTACTGAGAAGTTGGCTTTTCTTGTGACGCTGGTTGTTGTTTTGTTTTTTCGCCAGATTCTTGTTGAGTAGGAGTTTTTGGCAATAAACCTTTTTTCTCAGCAATTTTTTGCCAATCTGCTTGCCAAGTGCCAGGGTTGTAAATCCCATTTTCTTTGGCTTGTGCCAAGGCTTCATTCTCAAGCAAATCAACTCTTGCCAATTTGTTATTGAATTGAATAAAACGCTTTAATGCTCTTGGGTCTGTTTCAACGCTTGGGTTGTTTTTAAGGAAGTTTTCTACTTCACTAGCATAAGTGCTTCCATTGGCGGCTTGTCTTGCGCTAGCAATTACGCTTTGTGCCAAAAACTTGTTCATGCTTTGAACGGCAGATAAGTCACCACCAGCAACTCTGTCCACCAAAGCCTGTGGCGCACCAATCGCTTGCAATTTTTGAGCAACATTAGCGTATGTGCCTGTTCCCGCGCCAGGCTTAAATTGTTCCATTAAAGGTTCAATTTCTTGAGCGCGTTGTAAATAAGCATTACTTGCAACAACACGATTAGCCAAACCTTTTTGATATTCGCCACCAAGTTCAACATCTGCGCTCGTTGGGTTGATATTTGCACCGCCTCGCATTGGAGTAATTTGACCAGTTCCCAATACTTTCGTAGCGGCTTGTCCTGCGGGTGTGGTTACATATTGCGGCAAGTTTTGACCAGCAAGTGTTTGTGCGCCACCAGCAAGAGCAGTTCCTCTTTGTAAATGTGATTGAAACTCGCGTGGGGCTTGTATTGCTTGTTGAACTAACCCCATTCTTTGATGTTCAATTTCTGATGGAGTTAAATCTGCGGCTTCTAATCTAGGTACAAATTCTTTATTGATTAAAGTAATTAACCTATCAGATGCTTTTTTTCTTTCTTGTGGAGTTGCATTTTCTCGTAATTGTGATGCCTCAACAACAATCGGATGCGGAAATAATGAAGCACCCGCTTCTAATGCAACTTGTCTTTTCGTTCCACCAAGTTTAATTTCGCTTTCTCTTGCACCAGCCTCAGAAGTTCTTGCACTTGATACGGCTTGTTCAATTTTTGGTTGTAAAGTTTTTGTGGCAAGTTCTGCTTCTGCCCTTGCTCTTTCCAAAGTTAAAGGGTTAATCTGTTGCTCTTGCTGATACGCTTGTGCGCCACGAGCAAAATTTAGCATATCCCCAAGACTCATTGCTTGAGGTGGCTTTATTCCAAGTGCTACTGGTTCTGCCATGATTGTTCCTTAAGCAAGATTTTCTATTGGATTTTGTTGAACAGGCGTTCCATAACCATTAGGAGTTTGTGTTTTAGGCGAAAGCAGTTGAGACAACATATATGAATTAGCGGTATTTTGTAATCCACCCGTTAAAGCATTAGCCGCACCTATTGTTCCACCAGCACTTGCCGCGCCAGCATTAGCAATGTTTGAACCAATGTTGCCTGCGGCTGTCGTTCCTGCGGCTGTGGTTTGACCTAATGAAGTTTGTCCTAAACCAGCGATTGACGCTAGAGTGTTATAGATGTTGCTACGCTGTGTTTGGAAGCGATTAAACGCATTTCCGTATTCTTGGCTTGCTAATCCTTGGGTGTAATCTTCTTGACCTTTCAAAGCATTACCGCTAATCAATCCACCACCCATGTTCGCCATGCGATTGGTGGCTTCTTGACCTTGTTGGAGTCTAAAAGCATAGCCTGGGTCAATGCCTGCTTTAAAATCTTCTGGCGTAAATTGTTTGGTTAAATAATCAGTTCCCGTACCAGTACCAGTTGGGTTTCCTTGCGCGTCATACATTTGGTATGTGCCAGAACCCAATCTGTTAATTTGATTAAGTGCGTTATAACCAGAACCTCGATATGGTGCTTGCTGTGCATTTTGCAAATCAAACATTTGCTTTTGAACATCAGCCGCATATCTAGATGCACCCGCTTGTTCGCCTGCCGCACTTCTAGCCGCATCTGCACCAATCAAACTACCAACAATGTTTGCACCTGCTACATAAGCCCAAGGCATATTATTCCCCTTTAATCAAGACTTCATCAATCTTAGAAACATTTGTTTCCTCGGTTGCATGAATACAAAACCACACAGCATCTTCTAAAGACACAATTCTGTGGTGAATTCCAGCCTTAATTTCTATGCAGGCTGGCGCACTAAACTCTTGCATTGTGTTGTCAGTTTCCACAATGACACGACCTTTAGCCAAAATGCTTAAATGCGAATACGCATGAGCATGAGAACCAGCCTCATAGCCAGCAGGCAAAGTCATTTGTTTGGCATACAGTCCATCAGAAAAGTGATGCAAAGTATTTAAATCCACTTCAAAAGTGCCTTGTTTTTCAGCAAAAGATTGAGATGGAGTCATGTTAGACATTGTAATATGGCACTTTATATGGCACACCATTTATGGTGATGTTTATAAAGCCCACGGGGTTGCTAGGCAAAGTCCCAGAACCAGCCGTAGCCGTTGTTGCCGAACTGAAGTTGAGCAGATTCAAAAAGAACTGTTGCCACGCTCTTGTCGGTCTCTTTGTCTGTCCGTCAAGAAACTCCGTTTGTGGGTATGGGTTTAACTGCGAGGTATTGGAAATTCCAGTAGCCATTAGTTTTCCCCCTGAGTTGCTTTGAGATTAGCCGAGATAATCACAGCGTTTACTGGGTCACTTATAGACACTTCAAACACCCTATCTCTAGCCATGCCCAATCTGCGCCAAATAGCACGATTCTTGTACTTACCAGTTTGACCGATGGTTACTGTGTATTCACGCGACCAAGTAGAACCGCCATCGTTGGAGAATCTCAGCATGGCTTGTGGGTAGGTTGTGGGCGTACTTGGGTTTAACTGATTGGCAACGCCTAAATACAGAATGTCCATAGGCCCAACAGTCAGCGTTGCATCTGGGTAAATGATGTACGGACTACCAATAAACATACCAGACGAACCCACGGATAAGCCCGTAGTGCCAACGCCAGGCTGGAATTGGATTTGTAGTTCATCAAAGTATTGACGCTGAAAGTCGCTAACTAAGTGCGGTGCGCGTCTTAGTCTGCGTACATATTGCCCGTTGTCTGTGTAGTTCTGCTTGTCAAGTTCATAGATTGAGCCGTTGGAGTAATCCCCAATCAAGACCATTCCTTGAAAGACTGCACAGCAATTACCTCTGTGGCGTGAATAAGTGCCATCGTTGTTCGTGTATAGCCACTTATGCCACATCCCAGAAGCGATGTCGTACGCCCAAGTTAACTGTAAAGTTGGGAAAGACACCACATAAACTTCGTGACCTTCTAACTGGTAAGTCCAAGCAATAGCATCGTCAACATAGTTATTTGCAAGCGTATTCTCTACCGCATGGTTAGAAATCCTTGTAGGGATATAACCATTCATTTGCATAATCTGCGCTTGACCGCGACTGTTACGCGACACATAAGCAAAAGAATTACCAAGTCTTGCAAGCGAAAACTTAGCCGCAATGCCGTGTTGGGTGTTCGTGCCTGGTATCCGTTGGAATGGGAAAGGGTTTCCACCTACATCTGTCCATACCTCCGAAGAAGCCTCACCCATTAGATAGACTTCTCGGTGGTCAGCAATAAGAGCCACTAAGTTATCTGGTGAGCCATCTTTACTAGAAAATGAAGTATTGCCAGAAATAGGTGATAAAACGCCAGATGCGCCAAACTGCTGAGACGATGGGCGGTTATAAACAAAGTAATTGTCAACAATGTCACAAGTCTCACCGCCTGTAAAAGCACCATCGCTAGACGGCAAAACTGTCCAATTTAGTGCGTAAATTGTCAAAGAAAGCACAGTTTGTGAATTGTTTACTGTGTAAGTACCTATGCCACCAGTACCAGTTCCTAACGCAGTAATGATTGTTTGAGCAGTTATTCCCGTTCCTTGAATAGTCTGACCAACATACAAAGTTCCGCTAGTTACCGCAGAAACTGTTAGCGTTGTTCCAGCAATAGCGCCAGTAACCACCGCGCCAGGGCTAGAGGTATACATCTGGCTAGAAGCGATGGTTTGGGATAGCCCAAGGGTATATGTACCCGTTCCACCGCTACCGCTTCCTAAAGCCGTTATAACTGTTTCTTGCAACGCGCCAACAGCAAAGAAGTGTTGACCAACAGCAAGCGTTCCAGAGTTTACAGATGTGACAGTTAATGTTGTACCTGACACCACACCAGTAAACACAGCCGCAGTAACAGTAGCGATACGCCATGTGTAGCGATATGTGCCGTCTACGATGTAAGCGTTAATTCCGTTGTCAGATATGGTGACTCGACCCGTTGAGGTGTTGAGTTCACCAATCATGGTGGGAGTTAGAACATTGTTAAACACATAGACATAAGGCCCACACACCACCAACATTCTTGTGCCACCAGAAAGTGTCCGCATACCGCGAACTTCTTGTTGGTTAGGCAAAATGGCTTTAATCGTTAGGCCTGGCGTTGGGTACAACGCAACTACGCCTCTATCACCAGGCTGTTTGAGTGGGTCAACTTCTGGAAGGAAGTTTATGCACTCATTGCTATCCTGATAAATCGAGGTTGCGGGGTAGGAGGGGCCAACAAAGCCAAAGTCAGGCATTAGACGCTCGCATAGGTTTTATAACTAATAGCCTTTGACATAACGCTTCTAGAAACGCTATACATATCGGCTATTTCGTTAACTGACCAACCATGCCCAAAAAAGAATCTTGCATGGTCTACTTGGTCGTTTGTAAGTTTTGCTAAATTGTGTTTTTCACCTTTAAGCCCTCGTGACCTACCTTTTATTTTTGCATCTTTATTATTGTCTTCTTGGCTTCCCAATTCCATGTGGCTTGGGTTGCAACAAGCAGGGTTATCACACTTGTGCATGATGAATTGTTTTAATTTTTTGTCTTGCGGTGCTTTAAATTCAATCGTATTTGGGTAAGTCAAACCATAAACTAAACGATGGGCGTAGTAAGACACTTGGTTGACCATCATCAAACCATAGCCTTTTGCTTTGTACCCTTGCCATTCCCAACACTCGTTAGGCGAGCCTTTAGGCACTAACTCCCAAACATCAGTAAATGTTTTTCTTTTCATACTTATCTCGCGAAACCGCCGCTCAAAATCCAACCAGCATCCTTGGCTCTACCGACAAGCAAAGCGTCAGGATACCTAGAAACCATAGGCGGTTTCATATTGGTTCTTTTTAATGTGGCTTTTGCTTGTGCGGCATAAGCATTTATCATTTGTATTTGCGTAGGCGAAGATTTCCCATATTGGGGCATTAAACGCTCGGCTAAACACCATCTAAGGCACATCGAATAGCCTTGTGGCAAAGCAATGTTGTCGTACAACGATAAATAGCGTTGGAATACTGTGTTTGTAAAGATGTGCATCTCGCCTTGCGAGGGGCTAGGCCACACATAAATATTGCCAAGAATCTCTGAAGGCTGGTAGTAAACCGCTTTTGGCCACGGGCCACTCAGCGTCTTTAAACCTATCATCTCGTAATCTTCTAGGTTTAGCACCGCTACTGGATAGTCCAAACCACCGCTTACGATGGGCATACCATTGGAGTTAGTGTTAATCCGCACAAAAGCAGAATCCAAAGCCAAAGGGCGCTCGTAGTAGCCCGTGATAGTCGTAGACGCTACTGTTTGGTTTATGCTGACTGTATAAGTGCCTGCTTCGTTGATGTTGTTGCCAGCACCCGTGAGAAAGCCAACAATCTTTGTGCCTGCCGTAATACCAGAGCCAGAAAGGTACTGACCTAAGTTAATGCCACCAGAATTGATGGATGTAACTGTAAGAGTTGTGCCAGAAATTGAGCCTACAAAACTAGAATTGATGTTTCCAGTTGGGCCAATGGTGTATTGGGTTTGTCCTGCGGTAATCGGAAACACAACCTCCGATTTGTAAAACACCATCATGTCCTCATTTGACCATTGGTCAACAAGGTCGTTCAGCATCTCAAAAGCGTCTTGTGCGGCTTCTGGTGTCGGTGTCTCGCCAGCCTCAAGCGCGCCTATGTCTTTCAAGGCTCGGCTAATTACATCGATTGGGACTGTCATGGTTAACCCTTATAAGTCAGGCGTGAATATCTGTGGTTTCCAAGGCGCAACGGCTGGCTTCTTTTCCAAATTGGCTAACTGTTCTGCCAAACGCTTTTCTACTAGACATTCGCCATTGATTGTCAGCGATTCTTTAGCCCATTGTGCGACCATTTCTTCTGTTACTTCAGAAAAAGCAGTTTTAGCCTCGCCATCAAAAGTGGCATAGCCTTCTGTTTCTACTGTGTTTTCACCATCAAAAACAGCGCAATGGTATTTAGCCGAGGTAATTTTCTCACCATCAGCGTAAATATCTAGTATTTTCCAAGCGTAGTTCATTTGGCTTCCAAAGCCACCACACGGGCGGTTAGTGCGTTGATTGTTTCGGCTTGTGTGTCTATCAATGACTTAAGTTCTTGGATTGCTTTGACAAGCGTTGGAATCAAATTTGGATTAACTGCTTTATAAGGTTCTTCACCTTCTGGGGCGGGGTCTTTCCATTCTTCAATCATGTCTGGAAATACTGCCTCAAATTCTTGAGCAATAAAACCACGAGCATTTTTAATGTTTGCGCCCTTGCCTTCTTTCCAATCAAATTTTCTTGGTTTTAATGACAATACAGAATTAAGACCATCATCTAAATCACGAATGTTTTCTTTTAGGCGAACGTCAGAAATGCCTGTAATAGTTGTACTTGTGGCGCTAATTGTTCCACCCAAGCCAACATAGAAACGATACGCACTTGCCCCCGTTGAATAAAGTTCATAAGTTGTAGTACCATTATTTGTCGCAGAACGAGAAGTATTAATACCCGCTGTTCCATCTACGCAAATAGCAGTTCCTAATGTACTTGCGGAAGTTGTTGTTTTCCCCACCAGCAAGTTACCGCTAGAGTCGATACGCATACGCTCTGAGTTCGATGTGCCGTTATTAGTATTAAATGCGTAATAACCTTTATTGGTTGCACCATCAGCATCAACATCTAATGAAGCAAGTTGTGTAGAACCATTGAAAAAGGCAATAGTTCCAGCAACACCAGATGTGCCAGTTGATAAGTTTTGTAATGAAAGTCTTGCTCTTGTGCCAGAGGTAGGATTGCTTACACCCAAAATTCTTTCACCAGCACCAAAACTTCCAAAGTCTGCGTTAGTAGTACCAATCCCCACATTACCAGAGGAGTCGATACGCATACGCTCTGAGCCATTAGTAGTAAAAGAAATAATCTTGCTACCAACAGAATTTAGTTCCATTCCACTTGAACTGCTATAAAGCCACCCAGTATTTGTTCCAGCAATGCCAAACGAAAGAATGGAATCGCTTGAGCCATTTACTGTAATATTTCCACGACCAGCACCCGTTATAAGAGCAGTTGAAGTACCAACCGACACATTCTGTGAAGTATCAATAGTTACTGCCGTAGTGCCAGCAGATTGAATTGTCAAATTCGTAGCCGATGCGCTAGAAAATTGGCTAATTGTTGGAGTTGTTAGCGTTTTGTTGGTAAATGTTTCAGTACCAGTTAAGGTTGCCAAAGTACTAGAAACAGCAGGCACATTTAAGTTAAAAGTTGACGCTGTGTTCGGGCCAACCAAGTTAACTTGACCGCCTAATGTTGCTTGAAATACTAACTGTCCCATGATATTTCCTTATGGTGCAATGATTAACTGGCTGGCAGTTAACGCGCCAGTTGATGGATTGAATTTTAACTTAGTAGACGATACAGTCTGTGGCAGATTTCCAGTTGTATTGCTTACAAAAGTTGGGTAAAACACCGCGTTTGTGCTTGTGTCATCCGTTACCGCT